AAGTCAGGCATTCTGCCTCTCATTATTGTAGGACCAAAAGGTCTAATAGTGTCGAATTTCAACACCTGTTCTACTTGTTGTTTCTTTTTAGCCATTGTCTTCCTTTCTACTTGCAAATATCTATTGTCATATAGCAATTATTTGCCTATAAATATAGTATTAATTAGGCTTATCTTTCAAGGCCAGCCTCCTTGCCTTTTAACAATATCATGAATTGCTAAGGAGTACATGTTAAAGAAGATTTTTAGAAGAGTACGTAAAGGTATAAGAGACATTGGGAGTTTTACTAAGGACAATCCGTTAGTCGCTTTAGGTGGTCTGGGTTTAGGGTTTGGAGCAGGAATGCTGCCAGGCGGCGCAAACTTTGGATTAGGAACATTATTTGAAAATTTAGGTAAAGCGGGAAATGTAGGAAGAAACCTATTAGGTAATTTTAGAAGTGTTGCTACAGGTGATTACAATCCCCTTAAAGGAACGGTTACAGAGGGTTCAGGTATATTAGGCGGAGCTCAAAGTATATTAGGAGGAGGTGGAATTAAAGATCTATTACCTTTTCTAAATGCTTTTTTAGCCAAGAAACAATATGATCAAGAACGAGAAGACATACTTAAAGAGCAAGCAGAACAACGTGAAAAAATGGAATTTGTATCAAATAAATATGGTAGCCCAACAGGTGGTAGCCCCTTCGTTGAAGATCGTTTTGAAATATATAAACCCTTTCAATATGACTCAGAAGGTAAAATAATTGAAAGTGCAAAAGGTGGTATTGCTAAATTAAACATGGGAGGCGATGCTTTAAAAATGGGTGGCACAGGAGGAATGGGCGGAATGCCTTTTAACCCTAATAACAAAATAT